TTAGTTTCGTGGTTTTCACCAAGAGCACGTGTAGATTCTTGAGCTCTCATCGCCATTAATGTGTCGATTTGAGAACCATCTTCACGTAGGTCATCAGTAACTTTCCATGCATCACCAACATAGTCAGTAATAGAAAGTGAGATTGTACCTGTGTCAATAGGTGAGAATGTTAAAGGTGTATCTTCAGCAGCATCTTGAATTGTTACAGAACCGACTGTCTTAATGTTTAAAGTTGTACCTGAACCGAAGTCTGTTACATCTCTCCACATACCTTCTGGTAGTAGATAGTCGTGTAAGTTTTCAAGGATAAACTGAGAATACTGTTGCGATTCAATAAACGCATTTGTATTTACTGTTGTTTGAGCCATTATAAGCCCTCCTTAAATTAAGATTGTTTAACTTTCTCGCCTGCAGCTCTCCATGCATTTACCAAATCCTTAGTAGAAGCTCCTCTAGGAACTTTAGCAGATACTTCTGCTTTAGGTTTGTTAGCTGCTAGTGCTTCAGTATTAACAGAACTAGATGGTCTAGTTACAGAATTCTGTACACTAGGTTCTAGATCAGCTAATCTTAACACTAAGTTAGGAGATGTAGCAGCGAGCTCATTTAGTTTTGTTGGAGTAAGATTTAAATCTTTAGCTAAACTATTATAAACAGATTCAGCATTGGATCCATATTTCTCAGAAAACTTAGAAGCTACCTGAGAAGCATTTGCTTTTGCAAGTTGTTTCTGTTCGTTTTGCTTAAGAGTATTATTAACTAACTCCATCACAGTATCTTGGTTCAGTCCAACCTCCTGAGTGGTATTCTCTACAGGTTTGACTCCAGACTTTATTTCATCTAGAAGCTCTTGTGTAGTTTTACGCTTAGATAATTCTGTCTTTAACTCAGCTAACTCAGACTCTAAAGTCTGAATATGATTCTGAGCATGAGGAACAGATTTCAAAGCTTCCTCTGCACTAGAGTATTTCTTACCTTCACCTACCAGATCTTGAGCTTCTGTCGGAATCTCAAATGGTTTAGTTTGGGTATCTTGTTGTTGAGCCTCTTGGGTATTTGGTTCAACAGATTCTTGTGTTACGTTTTGTTCTTCACTCATTATTTTTCTCCTTGGTCAGGAATAAGATTATATAGTTTCGAGAAGGCTTTTTGAAAGCCTAGTTGATAAGCATGATACTCAGACCATGATGGTTTATCAAACGTAGTTTCATCTAGCACCTTTCGTTGAGATAAACTTATTTGTTCTTCTAAATAAGTTCTTATTTCTTTGAAGGCTTCAGCCTTTGAGAGGCTTTTGCCTTTATCTGATTTCAAATCCATATAAATATTATACCATGAATTAACGATTTTGTCAAGCTATATCTATTCACCCATCTGCTGTTGGAGCATCTGCTCTTCCATAGAAGGCTGTGTTGCTTGACTCTGTAAATCCTGCTGTATTTGCATCTTGAGTTTTTCTTGTTCTGCACCTTCAAATAAAGCTGCATTATCTTTGATAAAGTCATACTTCTCAAAGCCCATATACTCTTCAACCATATTAGCAAGTTTTTTAGCAGAGATGTGTGGAGCAATAACTTGTCCAATCGGACTGTTAAATACACCTAACATGTTCTGCATTAGTTGTGCTCTAGCAGCATAATGTCTAGCACCTATAGGTCTAATTTTACCCTTAGCTGTTAGATCTTCTTTAGTAACTGACAAGAAGTCTTGGACTCCAAAGTCATCATCCATTACTTTAGCAAGTTCAGGAATGTTAATGTTACGTTGTGCTAACTCTAGCATTGTATTAAGAACAGGTTCTAGGAACTCTTGTTCAAATTGGTTAATCTTGTTTTGGAAAATACGTGATGCTGCATTCTGTAACTGTTGTACTTCAAATGCTGTCTTTTCACCAGGAGTACGGAAGCCCATAGCTTCTTTAGGAGCTCCTGCCATTTCTTCCATAACATTTAGAATAGCTGCAATCTCATTGTTAACTTGGAAAGCAGCAGCGTTAGGTGGCATAGCTTGTACATCACCATCTTCAGGGATATGAATAGTTTGTTCTGGACCCCATTGGAATGGCTCTACGTCACCCATAATCTTAAGTGGTGGATGTATAGTAAGATCTAAAGCATCAGCTTTAAGATTCTCTAAGTGATCAATACGATACTGTAAGCCTACTAAGTTATCTAGTGGACCCATAGCATATAAGTTATCAGGACGTTTTCTCCAACCTACGTGATGCTTAGAATCTCTAGCGATGTATGATGGATTATCTTTAACACGTAATACATAACTTCTATCTAATAGAGTAATGATTTTATTCTTATGTAGTTTCTTTTCAACTGTATCATAGAAGTCACCTTCAAACTCTAAGATCTCTACATAACCAGACTGATAGTACTCTTGTAATGTACCAAAGCCATCAACAATAAATGCTTCTGCTTTGTTAATGTCTTCTATTTTAAATTGTGATAAAGAGTTTCTAATATCTAATGCTTTATCTAAAGCTTCTTGATCATAGTCTAGTGTAGGATTCTCTTCTACATCTGCCATTAATTCACCAATAGATTTAACATATCTAGTAAACTTAGGAGCTTCTGCAAAGCTAGGAGCTGTAGGATTAAATACAATATCGAATGGAGATATACGTACTAACTTAGGACCATTGTATGTAGTAATAGATTCACCTGTAACAGGATCAATGTGAGCTTCATGTACATAAGTAACGTCTGCAAAACAGTTACCATAGTCAATGTAATCAGCTACTAACTGAGCTACTGTTTCTCTAAAGCCAGACTCTTTAATTTTAGTTTTAAGATAAGCTTCAATAGCTTTACGCTTAGTAATAATACTATCGTCTAAAGTGGCTCCCTCCCACTTCATCCAATCGTCATTAGGAAACAAAGCATCCATGTAGTTAGCATGTAAGTTATCTCTAATCTGTGTGAGTTTAGGTAGCGTTGTTTTGTTTTTCCATGGAAGACTAGAGTTAGATGTTGTAGTAGTATCTGTAGCAAACAGATAGTTTCTTAACTCTCTCCATTCTGTTTCTTTATTCTGTCTTTGTATCCACCATTGATTATACAACTCAGCAAGATTCCTTGCCATCGCATCTGGATTAATTGCCTTTTCAAATTGTGCTACTTTACCTGCCATATATATTCCTTAGTAAGATACTCCCCCAAAACGAGAGTGTGTTAAAACATTTGAAGACATCATACTAACTCCATTAGACCTTTGTCTAGGAACTACTGAAATCATTACTGCGTTAGCTAGTGCATCTTTAACGTCATCATGAGGTGGATGAACTTGTGATAGTTCTTCTTCTAAGACTTGGCAATTACCACCTTTATAATGCCACATCTGTTGATTATGGTACTTAGGTTCTAGTGCTGCTGATATACGTTGACGTTTGTCACCTAAGTGTCTAGTAGGTCTAAACTCATCAATAACAAGAGGTATACCATTAGGTTTTAAATAACTATCCTTAAGTTCTTTTACGATAGTTTGTTGAGCTACTGTAGTCTCAGCTCTTAGTTTCCTAAAACCCCACTTCTCCCAAGCTCTAATAATATGATCATAGTAATCTACAATCCTATCTGTTTTAAATCTGTCTATGTCTAATACATAGTAGTTACCTTGGTGATCTACACCTACAACAACTAGTGCAGTACTATCAGCTTGTTTACGTAATGAGAAGGCAAAGTCAATAGCTGCAAATACACTTAGCTTACGATCTCTAATATACCAATCACCTTCTCTGTTTTGTAATACAGCTCTATCATAGTATTGAAAATCATCAGTAGCTATATTAGCTGCTTCAGAGTTATTAGGATCATTATAGTACTGAGCATAGAATTGTGTAATGTCTACATACTTAGCTTTAATTCGTGCTAGTTCTTTAGCATCAAATCCAAAAGCTTTACCATCTGCTCGTTTCTGCTTAGCCCAAAGAAACTCACCATTTGTTTCTACTACCTTTTGAAATAACTCATAAACATTTTCTTCTGATTCTAGATCACCTTCATCATCAAAAACTTGTTCTTTCATGTTTACCATAGTATCATAAATATCTCTAGGATGATAACGAGTGCCAACAACCCACTCAAG